TGGCTCATTGCAATACAGCATGGACAGCGGAAGTGGTTGCGGCATATCAAGCAGCACAAGCAGAAAGGGCAGCAGCATGACTACCACTTGGACAATTACTCAAACCGACTACCAAACCGCAAATGGTTTTATCTTCACCGCCCACTGGACTGCAACCCAAGTAGACGAGGGCTACACCGCATCCATCTGGTCAACCTGCTCATGGCAACCCGGTACGCCCACAATCCCCTACGCCAATGTGACGATGGATGAGGTGCTGGATTGGTGCTACGCATCAGGCGTGGACAAGGACGCAACTGAGGCAGCACTGGTACAGCAGATCGCACTGCAAAAGAACCCCGTAACCGCCACCGGCACACCTTGGAGCCAAGCATGACCCTAGAACTCGATGTAAACGAAATCAACTTCATCCTGCAAACGCTTGGACAGTTGCCATCGTCCAGCGGCGTGTGGCCCTTGATCGTCAAGGTCAAAGAGCAAGCCGAAGCGCAAGTACCGAAAGCCAAAGATGAACCTTGAAGCAGATTTCACCAGCCATGAGGCCGTTTGCGCTGAGAGATACGCGCAGATCAACGCACGATTAAAGCGGCTTGAGGGCGTCATTATGAAGACCGCCGGGGTGCTTATTTTTAGTATGTCCGCAATTGTTTATGCCAGCTTGACGCTGCATCGGTAAAAATGATTGACCTCACCAAAGCCATAGGAGCCATTGCAGCCAGCATTGCAGCGATTGGTGGCGGTTACACGCTTGCCGACAAGTTTGGTTGGTTTGACCGGGCAATTCTGGAGTGGTCGCCAGAGCATTTTAAGATTACAGCAGCGGCTGGACAGCCCATCAACGTCACTGTTGCCAGAATCAAAAAGCGTGATGACTGCTCTGTTGAGAGTTTTACGCCAAGCATCCGGGATGCGTCTGGCATGGTGCATGAAGCGACTACAACAGCAAGCAAGTTCAGTGGCCCCGCTGGGCCACAGATTGACACGTTTACGTACCAACTCACGATGGTGCAAAAAGAAAAGATTGCACCCGGCACAGCCACATTGCTGGCAACCATCAAATACAGATGCCCCGAGGGTGAGCGTGTCGTTCAGTATCCTCGCCATGCTAATTTGAGTTTTGATCTTAAAGGCTGACTATGCTAACCCTACTCTCAACCCTCATCAGTTTTCTTGCCGGTGGCCTACCCAAGCTGCTTGGTTTTTTCCAAGACCGGGCAGACAAGAAGCATGAGTTGACGATGGCCCAACTTCAGATTGAGCGTGAGTTGGAACTCCGTAAAGCAGGTTTTGAGGCCCAGCAGCGGGTTGAGGAGATCAAGGTAGAGGGTCAGGCTATCGAAGCCGAGGCGTCAGAACGTGCAGCCCTGTACGCCCACGACATCGCCATAGGACAGGGAGCCAGCCAGTGGATGGTCAACCTGCGCTCCGGTGTCAGGCCCGTGCTGACCTACGGTTTCTTCCTCCTGTTTGCCTTCGTCGAGATTGGCGGCTTTGTGTACGCATGGCAGCGGGACATTCCATTTGATGTGCTGATTGCCAAACTGTGGGATGCCGACACCCAGATCATCTTTGCGTCAATCATCAGCTTCCATTTTGGTGGCAGAGCGTTTAAAGGTGGCAAAGATTGAAAGTCTCTGAACGGTGCAAGGAGATGATTAAGCACCACGAGGGTGTGCGATTTAAGCCTTACCGTTGCCCAGCAAAACTTTGGACTGTAGGAGTAGGTCATGTTCTTTACCCAGATCAAGGACGTTTACCGCTGGATCAGAGAGACTCTTTCCCGCTGGAGCCGAATGACAACCGTACTTTTTCAAAAGACGAAGTAGATGGAATCCTTAGTTTTGATCTCCAGCGATTTGAGACTGGCATCACCAAACTTTTTCCTGTGGTGTTGGCCCAAGGTCAGTTCGATGCTCTTACCAGCTTTGCTTTTAACCTTGGTTTGGGAGGAGTTCAGCGATCAACCCTCCGTCAAAAGGTTCTTCGGGGCGAGACCCAAGAAGCTGCCGACGAGTTCTTGAAATTCACCCGAGGCGGGGGTAAAATCCTGCCGGGGTTGGTCAAACGCCGCAATGACGAACGTGCCCTGTTCCTGTCTTAATGGAGAAACAAATGAAACCCGGACTATACGCAAACATCCACGCCAAGCAAGAACGCATCAAAGCCGGAAGCAAGGAGAAGATGAACAAAGTTGGTAGCAAAGCAGCACCCACTGCTAAAGACTTTAAAGACTCGGCAAAAACAGCAAAGAAAAAATGAAAGAGTCTGGTAAAAATCCAAAAGGCGGCTTGAATGCTACAGGTCGGGCTTCCTATCATGCCGAGACCGGCGGCACGCTAAGGCCACCTGTCAAGTCTGGTGACAACCCTCGTCGTGCGTCCTTTTTGGCAAGGATGGGCAATATGCCAGGGCCAGAACGCAAAGATGGTGAACCTACCAGGCTACTGTTGTCACTTAAAGCGTGGGGTGCTTCTAGCAAGGAAGACGCACGGTCTAAAGCCAAAGCGATCTCAGCAAGGAATAAAAAATGACGCTTGTTTCTAAATTTGGGTTTATAATTCCTACCTGAGCATATGCTGCACCAGCTGCTATCATTAACGAGGCACTTATGGCATATGTGATGACCTATGATAGCCTACTGGTAGATCTGCGCCGATATTTGGAGCGCGGGTTTACCGAGGCTAGTGACCAGATTGTTTACGATCAACTGCCGAGGCTGGTAACGCTCGGAGAGCGTAGGATTTCCCGCGAGCTAAAAATCCAAGGATTTATTCGCGCAGTCACTACCCCGTTGTCCATAGGCGTAGCGGTCTACCTCAAGCCCGACCGCTGGCGTGATACGGTTTCAATGACCGTAGACGGGATCCCCATCTTTGCAAGATCGTATGAGTACCTGCGCAACTATTGGCCTGTAGAGGCAACAACCGGCAACCCGGCATACTACGCAGACTACGACTATCAGCACTGGCTAATTACGCCAACACCGGCTGCAGCCAAGACGCTAGAGATCTTGTACTACGAGCAGCCTAGGTTTCTTGGTGACGACTTCCAGACCAATTGGGTTACTGAGTACATACCAGACGTTTTGCTCTATGCCGCCTTGCTCGAGGCCACGCCTTTCCTTAAAAATGACGAGCGAATCCAGACCTGGCAAGCCATGTATGACAGAGCAGCGCAAGCAGTAAATGGTGAAGATTTGAAGCGCATTCTTGACCGCTCAGCCAACCGGAGTGAAGCATAATGCCTATCTATAACGATGTGTTTGGTGGCGCAAACATCTACCCAAGTGAGATCAGTTACTCCGCTGTTGCGCTAAGTGCCGACATCACACTCAGCTGGCCAACTGAGGCGTCAACAAGTACAAACCTAGCTACTCGCATCATGGATGTAACTGCCTCGGCTGGCAGTTACGCAATCACGCTTCCAGATGCCAAAAAGACCGGCACTGGCCAAACCATTCTGTTTAACAACCAAGGGTCTTTCACCTTTGTAGTCAAAGATGCAACAGGGGTGCAAGTAGTATCAATCGCGTCTGGAACGATCTGGCAAATTTATTTAACTAACAACAGCACGGTTGCAGGCAGTTGGGAGACTTTGCAATTCGGGTCTACAACTTCTACGGCAAACGCCTCCGCATTAGCCGGTACAGGTATTGTGGCCGTTGGGACTGTGTTGTCACAGTCGGTCCCGATCACTAACTTTAACTCAAACTACACAGCAGGCGTTACTGACCGTGCTAAGATGTTTGTTTGGACAGGCTCAGGCGGTGGAACACTTACGCTACCATCTGCTCCCTCAATGGGTGACAACTGGTTCCTCTGCTTCCGTAACAGTGGCGGCGGTTCGGTTGTTGTTGATCCATCGGGCGCTCCCCTTATCAATGGTGCAGCAACCTTGAGTTTCAGCCCTGGCGACTCAGCAATCATTGCTACAGACGGCACAAACTACTTCACAATCGGGTTTGGCCAGTCTTCAACCTTTGCGTTTGACTACACCTCAATTGCTGTTGCCGGGACAGGTAACTACACGCTAACCGGATCAGAATTAAATCGGATTGCGTACAACTTTACCGGACTTCTAACCGGCAACCGAGTCATTGTTGTTCCTGCAACAGTCCAGCAGTACTGGGTGTCTAACTCCACTACCGGCGCTTACACGCTGACTGTAAAAACATCAGCAGGCACAGGGGTGACAGTTACAGCCGGTGCTAGAGGTATATTTTATTGTGACGGCACAAATGTAGTTGACGCAGACACTAGTACAATCTCTGTGCCGATTTCAATTAGTGATGGGGGCACTGGGGCTACAACCGCTGGCGGTGCTCGTATAAACCTAGGTGCAACAACTACAGGCGACGCCATCTTTATTGCTGCAACCCAGCAAGCTGCTTGGACAGCGCTAGGCATAGCGCCGGCAGGCGTTGTGGAAGGCGGGACATTCTAAATGCCAGCACCTACCATCATACTAAAGTCAAGTCCCGGAATCAAACGGGATGGGACTAAATTTGACGGCGAGTTTTACACTGATGGCCAGTGGGTGCGTTTTCAGCGCGGGCTGCCTCGCAAGATTGGCGGCTATAGGTCAATCAGCAAATACTTGACTGAAATTTCTAGGGGCTTTACGTCATTCACGCAGCAGAGTTTGCAGTACTGCCATTCCGGCGGCACAAGCTTGTTAGAGCGGTTTACGATTGACGCCACCGGCAATAGTTCTATTATTAGCAACAGAACCCCTGTTGCCGTCTTTGCAACTGGTACGGTTACGTTGTTGACAGGCGCTGCTGGATCAATCAACACGGTGACGGTCAATGGAGTTACGGTCACATCTGGTGCTGTTTCCTATACCACTAGTTTGGCCGTTACAGCTACGGCTCTTGCAGCCAATATCACGGCTTTCACCTCATCGCCTGACTACACGGCTGTAGCTGTTGGTGCAACAGTCACTATCACGGCAACAACTGCAAGCTCGTCTATTAACGGTTTTGTTGTGGCTGTAACGCTGACCACGCTTACTGCCTCAACAACCAATATGACCGGCGGTAACGATAGCGTGGCAAGTTCGACGTACAACAAGTGGATGTTCCAGTACATGTACAGTTCGTCGTCTACCGACAACTCAATCATTGCGCACGTAGCACCCAATGGCCAATGCGTGTGCAATGACACAGGTGGCCAGATCTTTATTGGCGATGTTTTAACTACAACAACGCTGACTCAAATTCTATTGCCGTCCGGTGCTAATGCAACTGGCGGGATTGTATCTTTGCATCCTTATCTATTCTACTATGGCACAGCTGGGATTATTGGCTGGTCTGTGCCAGGTGACCCCACTGATTTATCTGGTTCTGGCTCAGGTATTGCCCGCGTATGGGGCCAAAAGATTGTCAAGGGCATGCCGCTTAGAGCAGGCTCAGGCTCTGCCCCTGCTGGCTTATTCTGGGCGTATGATGCCGTAATCCGTGCCACATTTACCGGTGGAACTACTATATTCCAGTTTGATGTCATAGCTACCGACACATCAATAATGTCTGAGGACTGTGTTGTCGACTATGATGGTGTGTTCTTTTGGGCCGGAGTTGATCGATTCTTGATGTTCAATGGTGTTGTAAGGGATGTCCCCAACACGATGAACCAGAACTGGTTTTTCAACAACTTGAATGACTCTCAGCGCAGCAAGGTGTTTGCTTTTAAAATGCCTTACTACGGCGAGATTTGGTGGTGCTATCCACGCGATGACGCTACAGAATGTACTCATGCTGTCATTTACAATGTGCGTGAGCAGTCTTGGTACGATACTGCGTTGCCCGAATCAGGCCGCAGTGCTGGTGGTTTTAACAACGCCTTTGCTGCCCCTTTACTTGTAGACGCTATACCTGCAACAAGTGGCTATCGTGTCTGGATCCACGAGCAAGGTACAGACGCAATTGAAGGCACTACGTCATCGCCAGTTCAGTCATACTTTGAGACTGCCGACTTGTCGTCATTGGTACAAGGCAATGACGCACGACTCCGGATTACAGTCATTGAGCCTGATTTTATTCAGTCCGGTCCGATGAGTGTTCAAGTTACTGGACGAGCTAACCCTAGGGCTCCAGAGGTGCTTAGTCAGCAGTGGATCTTTGAAGAAACAGCTACGCAGCCCTATGAGCAAATCGTCATGATGAAAGAAATGCGTCGAGAGTTGCGCTTGCGTTTTGAGTCTAATGCTGTGGGCGGCAACTACCAGATGGGCCAAATTATTGGTCATATTGATAGCGGTGATAGGACGATGTTGGAATGACAACCATAACACGCCCATCGTACATGCAGCTTAATGATTGGGCCGACCAGGTTGCGCTTGATTTAGATAACTATGGTGCCTTTGGTAGGTTGGACAAGGATGGCAATTGGCAAGACTGGGCCATGCAGTTTCTAAACAACACCTCACTAGGCCATAATTTTCCAAAGCCATACGATTTTACAGATTGGCGTGAATGGGCAGAACGGTTCTGCCAAAGTTTGTCATAAGGCAAAAAAATGAATAAGCAAGAAATCCTACAAATAGCCAAAAAAGACCCACGATTTGCGCAGGCAGTATTAACTGTTGAGCAGAAAATGGGTGACACGGACATTGCGCCGGAACAACTTACTGAGATGGTCAAGATGCTTGAGTTTGCGCTCAACAATCCAAACCAGTATCCGAAAATTAGAGACGCAATTATTAAAGATCAATTGGCTAAGGCTGAAGATTTACCGGAGCAATTTAATCCTGTTGTACTGATCTCAGTCCTGGTTGTGCTTTATGGCCTTCAAGAACGATCTACTCAACGCATGGCTCGGGGTGGCTTAGCATCCGCTGCCCGTCAGCTTCGCAGGGCAGGGCGCAATGGCGACACAATGCTAGCGCACATCAATCCGCGAGAAGCCCAAATGCTTCGCCAAGCCGGGGGCAGTGGGACAATCAATCCAAGTACCGGCTTGCCTGAATATTTTAGTTTTGGTGATATATTTAAATTAGTTTTGCCAATTGCTTTGGACTTTATTGCTCCCGGCATAGGTACTACGCTAGGTACGGCACTAGGCGCATCTTCAGCATGGGCTCCGGCTTTGGGCGGTGCATTGATTGGCGCCGGCACATCTGCCGTAACAGGCGGCAATGCAATCCAGGGCGCAATCATGGGCGGCATGGGCGGCGGTTTGGGTGGTAACCTAGGTGGCATGCTTGCACCGGAAGCAAGTGCAGCTACACAGGGATTACTTGGTAGCGGCCTTGCAGGGGCTGTGGGCGGCATGGCTTCGGGTCGAGGTCCGTTGGAAGGTGCCGTTCAAGGAGCTTTAGGCAGCTACATTGGGAATAAAGTTGGTGGCATGGGCGGCTCAGGAGCACTCGGCACGGGATTAGCTGCCGGCAGTGAGAATTTTAAAAATGCAATGGTTGCTGGTTACGACCCGCAAAAAGCTTTGGTAGGAGGCGCATTGTCAGGTTTGGCTGCAGGCATGCTTAAGCCTTCGCAAACTGCCGTTGACAGTTTGGCCAAACCAGCTAAGTCGGAGTTTAATCTTGGTACGATGGCTGCATTGCTGCCACTTGCTGGTTTGCTATCGGCACCAGATGAAGCTCAGCAAGCTGTCAAGTCTATGTCGCCTGAGCAGCAGGAATATTTTAACCGCCCATCTATCAAATGGGATTGGTCAAAAATGCAGCAAGATGCTGCGCGATCTAACACTAGTTTGAGCCAGTATATGGCACAAAATTGGCCACAAATTACTTCCGGTACTTACAATCTCCCTGTCAAAAAAGCTAGAGGCGGCCCGCTATCTCAAATTGCATACATGGCTAGGGGTAGCGGCTCAGGCCGTGACGACACAATTGATGCAAAGCTAAGTGATGGAGAGTATGTGTTTGACGCTGAGACTGTCGCTTTAATAGGAGACGGTTCTAGCAAGATGGGCGCACAAAGATTAGATTCAATGCGCCAAGAAATTAGAAAACAAAAGGGCAAAGCATTGGCAAAGGGTAAGTTTTCGCCAAATGCAAAATCGCCGCTATCTTATTTGAGAGGTGCATGATATGGGAAGTTTATTTACCGGCTCGCCTCAAGTGGCCCCGTCGTATGCAACGTCTACGACGGAGACTCCAAAGTGGATGCAAGATGCAATCTACAACCAGATCCAGTTGTCGCAGAATATTGCAAATACGCCATACCAGCCGTATACCTTGCCAACAGTTGCTAAGCTCTCACCTCTGCAACAGCAGGCTTACACAAATGTTCAGGCCAATCAAGGCTCGTGGTCGCCAAACATGGCGATAGCGCAAACCGGCATGGAAGACTTGACCACCGGAACGGCCAGTACCGATGCCGCCAAGGATTACATGACAGAGGCGAAAAAAACTTCTGTGGCAGACATCTCGACGTACATGAATCCGTATATCCAGAATGTCAATGATTTGCTTGCAAAGCAGGGTGCGCGAAATCTATCTGAAAATCTGCTGCCAGCTGTATCAGACCAATTCATACGCGCCGGACAATTTGGTGGTAGCCGCATGGGCGAGTTTGGATCTCGAGCACTACGAGACACTCAAGAATCCGTGCTAGACGCGCAGTCCAAAGCATTGCAAACTGGTTATGGCCAAGCAGTTGGCGCTGCGCGAGATGATCTTACACGGCAGGGACAATTGGCAACCACAGCCGGAAATCTTGCTACAACCGATGCATCAAGACAAATGTCTGCACTAAACCAGGTGGCCGATATGGCACTGCAGCGTCAAGGTATGCAGACAGCAGATGCGGCAGCCCTAGAAGCTGTCGGTGCTTCTGAACGTAGACAAACTCAAGAAGAGCTTGACGCAGCTTATAAGCAATATCAGAGCACTGAGCTTTACCCGAAACAGCAAGCCGACTGGCTCAGCACTCAAGTTAGAGGCATGGCACCAATCACTCCTCAGACCACGACTACAAGTGGTAGCACGACCACATTTGCCCCATCACCGTTGTCTCAACTTGCAACGGGTCTTTATACGTACAAAGGCTTAAATTCAGTTGACAAGCCGTAAGTCAGACTAATCTGTCTATATTATTTTAGGGACATTTCATGGGCTATGAACTTGATCAATTGATGCGGAAATATGGAGTTAGCACCCCGGTGCTTTCTTATTCCGGAATGTCAATGCCTGTCAAGCCGACTGATTTATCAGCCACGGCCAGTACTACAGACAAAGACAACTACGATGCTTTGCTAGCCAAATATAACGCAGACACGCCGCTGTATGCGTCAGATCAAGATCTGTACAAAACATATTCAAATGAATATAAGAATCGTTTAGCTACCACGTCTTTATACGATGACCCTCAGTTTAAAAAGAGAGCTAGGAGCGGTCCTGGTACAGGTATATTTACAGATCAGTATTCTCAGATGTATCAGGACATGCTTGGCCGTCTGCCTGACTCTACCGAATTGGCTCACTGGAAAAATCTATTCGGGGATAGGATCTCTTCAAAAGAGTACGACCAGTTCAGGCAGTTTGCGCAAGGGGAAATAAGTACACGGATTGATACCCCTATTGCAGAGACTCAAAGGGATATCCTAAACCAACCTACTTACAACACACCCACTGCGTCGCCTGTCCTTAAGATTGCACCGACTACAGGTACAGGTACAGGTACAGGTACAGGCGCCGGTAGTGATGGTTCAGGTACAGGCGCCGGTAGTGATGGAACAGGAACAGGAACAGGTACAGGAACAGGAACAGGTACAGGAACAGGTACAGGTACAGGTACAGGTACTACCACCCAAGACGTTATAGACTCAACGATTGCCGGCTTAGGCACAGGCATAAATACCGGCACAGGCACAGGTACTACCACCCAAGACGTTATAGACTCAACAATTGCCGGCTTAGGCACAGGCATAAATACCGGCACAGGCACAGGCACGGGTACTACCACCCAAGACGTTATAGACTCAACAATTGCCGATTTAGGCACGGGCATAAATACCGGCACAGGCACAGGCACAGGTACTACCACCCAAGACGTTATAGACTCAACAATTGCCGATTTAGGCACGGGTATAAATGTCGGAACAGGCACAGGCTTAGGCACAGGCACTACCACCCAAGACGTTATAGACTCAACAATTGCCGATTTAGGCACAGGAACAGGAACAGGCTTAGGCACAGGCACTACCACCCAAGACGTTATAGACTCAACGATTGCCGATTTAGGCACCGGCACAGGAACAGGAACAGGAACAGGAACAGGAACAGGAACAGGAACAGGAACAGGAACAGGAACAGGAACAGGAACAGGAACTACCACCCAAGACGTTATAGACTCAACGATTGCCGATTTAGGAACAGGAATAGGAACAGGAACAGGAATAGGTACAGGTACAGGTACAGGTACAGGTACAGGTACAGGTACAGGTACAGGTACTATTACCGGTGTACCTGCTATTGATAGTGGACTTGTTGATCTTGCTGGAAAGTATGCAGATCCTTATGCAGGTGCATTTGTCGGGCCTATGCCACAAAGTGACCCTTACGCAGGTGCATTTGTCGGACCTATGCCACAAAATGCTACAGACTCAACGATTGCCGGCTTAGGCACAGGCA